GGAAATTATTCAATTATCAAAAACATTAACCTTTGTAATACAACCGGCTCTAACGCTGTGTGCAGTATTCATATTCTTGTAGGTGCTGCTTCCCCTGCGGCTAATAATAAAATTTTGAGCAATGTTAGTGTGTTGTCAAATAATGTTGTGTTCTATAACACTTCAGTAGTCATCCCGGCAAACAGTAAATTACATGTAGACCAGGTAACAGCCAATGCTGTAACATTTACAGTCAGCGGTGTTGAATATGCCTAATCTTACCGGCCAAACTTTAGTTGATGTAGCGGTTGCAAGTGGAGCAACAATTTCCAGTAATGCTCCGGCTTCACCTAGTGCTGGACAGGTTTGGTTTAATTCAGATACAGCACAAACATTTGTTTATTATGACTCATACTGGATTGAAATTGGTACATCAGGAACTGCTGCTATTATCTCTGATACAGTTCCATCTAGTCCTGTATCTGGTCAAATCTGGTTTAATTCATCAACCGGCGGGACTTATGTTTATTATGCAGATGGATCTTCAAGTCAATGGATTGAAGTTGGAGCGCAACCTTCTGTTATAAATATTGGAGATTCTGCTCCATCAAGCCCTGTTGCTGGTCAAATATGGTTTGATTCATCAGCTGCTGCTACCAGTATTTATTATGATTCTCATTGGATTGAAATTGGTGGCGGTGGAAGTATTGCTGTAATTTCAGATACTGCACCGTCAGCACCAGCGGCTGGACAAATTTGGTTTAATTCATCATCTGGGGCTGCTTATGTTTATTACGATAGTGCTTGGGTTGAAATTGGTCAAGCACCTTTTGATGTGTTATTAAATACAATTGATGCTAAAGGTGATTTGCTTGTTGGAACAGCTAATAACACTATTGCAAAATTATCATCTTCTGCAGTCAACAATCAAGTGCTTACTGTTGACACAAGTACTGCCACTGGGTTAAAGTGGAGTGCGGGTGTAACGACAGGTAAAGCAATAGCAATGTCAATAGTGTTCGGAGGATAAATCATGGCAGCACCAAATATAGTAAACGTAGCAACAATCACAGGCAAAACAGCGGTCCTTGCTGTAACAACTTCTGCAACAGCAATCGTTACGAACAGTGCTGCAAGCGGACAGGTATTAAAAGTTAATGCTCTGTATGTATCAAATGTTGACGGCACAAATACGGCTGATGTAAACGTAGATATATTCCGTTCTTCTACTGCTTATCATATTGCCAAAACTGTTGCGGTTCCAGCAGATGCAACATTGGATGTTATTTCTAAATCCATTTATTTAGAGGAGGGCGACACTCTCCGTTTAACAGCAAGTGCAAATACAAGATTAGAAGCAGTTTGCAGTTATGAGATTATTGCCTAATGCGTTCTAACGGCGGAATTATCGGAGGGAAGAAGACGGTAAGTACTTCTGCTGCGTCTGGTATTTGGGCTATCCGTGACCAACAAAGAGAAAAAGGTGCAAGCAACTGGCCAAACGTTCCTTTTAATGCAACAGTAACTTTGTTGGGCGGCGGTGGAGGCGGTGGTACTGGTAATTCACAATGGGCTGGCGGTGGTAGTGGCGGAGGCTATTTAGTTGCAGATTTTTTAGTAGCAGATTCTGTGAATTATTCAACAACTGTTGGTGTTGCTGGGGCAGGGCAAACTGCCTGTAACAACTCAGACCATAGAACTGTTGGAAAAGGAGGGGACTCTATTTTTTCCTCATCTTCTGCTGGTGGCGGGCAAGGTGGTAACTCACTGAGTTTTGGAGCGAGTGGAATCGGTGGGACAAATGTTACTACTGGGTCAGTAAGCGTTACTACGAATTATGTTGGACAAACTGCAGCATATACAAGTGGCGACTACAACAATGCAGGTGGACATAATGGTTTAAGAAATGGTAATGGAACAACAACTTACGGAGCAGGAGCATCTGCAGGTCCGAATAGCCAAACAGGAGCGTCTGCTTCAGGAAAAGGCAACGGTGGTGCTGGTGGTCCATCATGTCAGACCCCCACTGCTGGAGGAGGTAATGGCTCTATAGGTGTAGTTATTTTGACATATCCAGATTCAAAGACGATTACTATCGGTGCAGGTTTAACAGGTACGACAGCGGCTCCATCTGGGGGTTTTAAAACAACAACACTTACCGCTGGCACAGGAAACGTAAGTTGGGCATAATGAATAATGAATCAAATCTCATCAATAAACAATGTAAAATATACAACGGAGGAAAATAAACATGGCACATTATGCATTTCTAGATCCCGAAAATATTGTTACCGAAGTCATCGTTGGTAAAAACGAGGGTGAAGACGGTATTGATTGGGAGCAATGGTATGGGGAGTTTCGTGGTCAAACATGCAAACGCACCTCATACAACACTTATGGTGGTCAACACAACAATGGTGGTACCCCATATCGTAAAAACTATGCAGGCATTGGCTTTAAGTACGATGCAACATTAGACGCTTTCTATGCCCCGCAACCATATCCATCGTGGATTCTTGATGAAGACACCTGTGTTTGGGAAGCACCTGTTGCTTACCCATCAGGGGAGGGCGCGTACTCTTGGAATGAAGAGAACCAAAATTGGGATAAAATTGAAATCTAATGGCTATAGATTTTCCAGACTCACCAACCCTTGATCAAGTATATACTGTCAATTCCCGAATTTATTCATGGGATGGGAGTGCTTGGACATTAAATGGTTCTGTAGCATCAAATACTATTGCTTCAAATGATATTACAGATGGTTCTGTTTCAACAGCAAAACTTGCTACTGGTGCTGTTACTTCTGCAAAGATCGCCTCTGGCGCTGCTGTAACCAACATAGGCTATACACCTGCCAATATTGCTTCTCCAACATTTACTGGAACAGTTGTATTGCCAAGTACTACTTCTGTTGGTAATGTTTCAAACACTGAAATTAGTTATCTTGATGGTGTTACTTCGGCTATTCAAACCCAAATCAACGCTAAAGTAAGCAAAACATCTTTGCCTGTTTCTGTTTCTGATTATAGCGCTGTTGGTGACGGTGTTACTGACAACACAACAGCTTTCTCTAATGCAGCACAAGCAAGAACTGGTGCTGTTACATATACTGATAATGGAATTTTAAGAGCTAATTGTGTTTTTGTTACTGTTCCTGATGGCAACTATGTGCTTTCAAGTCTTGTAGATACCGGTGGTAGAGAAGTTGTTTGGGTATTAGATAGAGGAGCAAAAATCCTTAACCCAGAAAATTTAAATGGAGATCTTCTTCGTGAGGGTCAAAGAATTATGTCAGCTCCTTACGGCAACGAAGATAGTGCAACAGGTTTTGCAGTAAGACTTTACCCAAGCGGTTCTGATTTTAATAGTGCTGCTGAAGTTTTAGGTGTTTCTAATGAAACAGATATTTCCGTCTATACAGATAGAGATGCTGTTTCTTTTTTTGCAGATGTATTAGCACCACCACCAACATTAACTCTTGCTGCTGCAACGTATACGGCAACAACAGTTGTTCCTGCTTCCGCAATCAGTGCAGCAAACATAAAACTATTGCGTAAGGGAATGATTATTGATACTGCTCATAGTCCGACAAAGTTTAGTGGATTTATTACTGATTGGGCTGCTAACGGTACAAGTATTACAGTTGAAGGTTGGTATTTGGCAAACGGCACAGTCCAGTCTGCTTCAACACCATCTGGTTCAGCGACTGCTTATGTAAACCCATTCACAAAAGTGTGGGCACATAATGCAAATGTTTTAATGGATGCTTCATCGCATGCATCAGCAATGACTGGTTTTGAATTGGGTCTTGTTGATAATAAGGAAGCATCAACGGCAGCAACTGGCGGATCACATTATGCGTGGGGCTTTGATGCTGTAAATCTTGGTACATATAAAATTCAAAGTTTCTTTGTAGCTCGTGGTTCTGGTTTTGTGGGCTTAAGAGTAGATGATGCAGATACTGCTTTGTATTATACAGGCGGCACAAATGTTATTGACGCATATATTTCTAGTCAGCGTTCAGCACTTATTCGTGCCGATGGAACAATGGAGCTTGGTAAACAAAACACCGCGGCAACTTGGTATATGGATCTCCATACTTCAGGTAATGCTGAGGCGGTAAACGATTATGATGCAAGAATTCAAGCAACCGGAGGTACAACTACTGACGGAACCGCAACAGTAACTTTCTTTGCTTCTAATACTGATACACAAACTTTACGCCCAAGAACTGATGACGAATATACTCTTGGAGGCCCATCACGCAGATGGACAATTGTTTATGCAACAACAGGAACTATTAACACATCTGATGAAAGAGAAAAAGAACAAATTGGCGACATCAATGAAGCAGTTTTGCGGGCTTGGGGTAATGTTGAATATCAGCAGTTTAAATTTAAAGATGCTGTTGTAAAAAAAGGTGACGGGGCTAGATGGCATATCGGGTTGGTTGCTCAGAGAGTTAAGGAAGCATTTGAGGCTGAAGGTGTTGATCCTTTTGCATACGGTATTCTTTGTTATGATGAGTGGGAAGAGCAAGAAGAAAAAATTGAAGAAGGTGTAGGGGTTGTGCAACAATTTGAAGCCGCTGGGAATAGGTATGGAATCCGTTACGAAGAGGCTTTGGCTCTTGAGTGCGCTTATTTAAGAAGCAGATTGTCATAAAAGCAACTTGCTCAATCACCAATAAAAGGATATCATAGATAGTATATGGCAATAGATTACCCAGATTCTCCAACCGTAGGGCAAACATTTACAACCGCAGGTAGAACCTGGGCGTATAGTGGTTCTAGGTGGACAGTTGTAAGTACTGGTGTCACTGTAAGCGTTGCAGATAATAGCATTACATCTGCAAAAATTCTTGATGGAACAATTGTTGCGGGTGATATCGCAAGCAATGCTGTAACTACAGCAAAAATTTTGGATGCTAACGTAACTGCTGCCAAGATTGCTTCTGATGCTGTAACAACTGTTAAGATTCTAGATGAAAATGTAACTACTGGTAAACTTGCAAATGCTGCAGTTACAGCAACAAAACTTGCTAATACAGCAGTAGTATCGGGTTCTTACACAGCTACGAACATTACTGTGGATGCTCAAGGCCGGATTACTTCGGCTTCATCAGGGCAAAGTGGTGTTGATGCTTTTAGTGATCAATTTTTTATAGGAACGCAAGTATGGGGTTAATATATATAAACATAGGAGAAAATTATGCCAACATTAAGTAAATTAGCATTGCAGCCAGCCGGCACTACCGGAGATGGTTTGGGTATTTTGGTAGCCAACACAGCTACTGCTGGTACAACAATTCATACAGCTAGCGCAACTACAACAACGGTTGATGAAATTTGGTTGTATGCTTATAATAACCATTCAGCATCTATTCTTTTAACAATTGAATTTGGTGGGGTAACTGCTCCAAAAGATGTAATAAAGCAAACGCTTACTGCTCAAAACGGTTTAGTTTTAGTTGTTGCTGGTTTAGTAATTCAGGGTAATGCTGTTCCGAAAGTTATTCGTGCTTTTGCAGCAACAGGAAACCAAATTTCAATTTTTGGGTACGTCAATCGTATAGCGGTATAGGTTCATATGGGTCGTTTATATGACATGCGATCATTAAACAATACAAATATTGGTACTTGGCTTAATATCGGTTTGGGTGGTTTGGGTACAACAGCATTTGCTACACCAACAGTTGATTACCTTGTTCTCGCTGGCGGTGGTGCTGGTAGCAATAATACTTACGGTGGTGGTGGTGGTGGTGCTGGCGGGTTGCGTAGCACGGTAACTGCAACAGGTGGCAATGGAACTTTAGAGTCTGCTCTTGGCATTACTGCAGGAGATGCGTATACGGTTACTGTTGGCGCTGGAGGAACATCATCTTCAACTAACGGTGCTGTTGGTGGTAGTGGAACCAACTCTGTTTTAGGGTCAGTTACATCAACAGGTGGTGGCGGTGGTGCTGGTGGTTCTAGTGCTGGTGTTGGTGGTGGTTCTGGTGGTGGCGGTGTTGGCGAAGGTACATTTGCAGGAGGAGCTCGCACGGCTTCACCAGTTCAAGGCTTCAATGGCGGATCTAGTCTTGGTCGTGGTTGTGGCGGAGGAGGTGGCGCTGCTGCTATTGGCGGGAACTGCGGTGCTTCAGTTTGTGGTGTTGGCGGTGCAGGTTCATCTTCAAGTATTACTGGTTCTTCTGTCCAAAGAGGCGGAGGCGGTGGTGGAGGATTTAGACCTGGTGACTCGCAAAACACCCCAGGCGGTGGTGGTGCTGGTGGTGGTGGTGCAGGCGGTGCTGGAGTTCCTTCATCGGGTACGGCAGGCACAGCAAATCTTGGCGGTGGAGGTGGCGGTAAGACAAACACTGACCCAGGTTTTAGCACAGGCACTATAGGTGGTAACGGTGGTAGCGGTATAGTCATTTTGCGTTATGTAAATACATTTCCTGACATAGTTTCTATCGGTGCTGGGCTTACTTACTCGCTTAGTAATACAGGCGGTTATAAAATTTATTCATTTACAGCCGGAACAGGAATTATAACTTTCTAATGAGTAAAAGAAACCGTTCTCGCGTTAATACTAGAATTGGTGCTTGGCTCAATAGCGGGTTTGGTGGTCTGGGTACAACAACATTTTCTATTCCTATTGAATATCTTGTCGTTGCCGGTGGTGGGGCAAGTGGCGGTGGTGGCGGTGGTGGTGGTGGATTTTTAACATCATCAATGACGTTGACTGTTGCTTTAACTACAATTACTGTTGGTGGTGGTGGTAGTGGGTCTAATGGAAGTAATTCAGTAATTGGTGCCGTTACAGCAATTGGTGGCGGTAAAGGCGGCGGTTACGGTTGGGGTGGTGCTTCTGGAAACTCAGGGGGGTCAGGCGGTGGTGGTGACGGTGTTTACAATTCCTCTCCTGGTGGTGGCGGTGGAGGAACTGCTGGGCAAGGAAATGCTGGCGGTAGTGGTAGAAACTTTGTCCCTGGCGATGGTCGTTATACCGCAGGTGGCGGTGGTGGTGCTTCTGGTGGCGGTGGTGGTGGAAGTTTTAGTTCTGGAGGTAATGGTGGTGCAGGAACAGCTTCAAGCATCACTGGAACATCTATAACTTATGCAGGTGGTGGCGGTGGTGCTGCGTTGTATGAATATGGTTCTGGTGTTAGCGCCGGAAGTGCTGGTGCTGGTGGAGGAGGTACAGCAAATCGTGGTGGTGGCGGTGGTGGTAACGGCGGTAGTGGTGTGGTTGTTATTCGTTATGCAGATACATTCCCCGATCTAGGTTCTATTAGTGTTGGACTTACTTACACCGGCCCAGTAACTTCAGGCGGGTATAAAGTTTATCAATTTACCGCAGGTACAGGAAATATAACTGTCTAATTGCAAATTAATTATTAAAGAAGTATTATAGGAGTTATATGGCAATCAATTTTCCAAACACACCATCAACTAATGATGAGTTTACTGCAAATGGCAAAACATGGTATTTTACAGGTTCTAATTGGACACTAAAATCAATAACATCAACAGCCAATGGAACAATTGGAACTCTTGCCTTAGCAGATACTTCTGTTACTGCTATTAAGTTAGCTAGTAATGCTGTTACTACTGCTAAAATAATGGATAATTCAATTACTTATGCTAAACTAGGTAGTGATGTTGAAATACCTTTTATTATGGGGGTTTACTAGTGTCTAGAGGTTTAAATGGCTAATATAGCAAAAGCTTTATTTCGTGGTGCTGCAACAACTACTACAAATACAGTTCTTTATACAGTGCCGGCATCAACCGTAACTGTTGTGACAAACATTGTTGTTGTGAACACTAATTTATCTGCAGCTGCTTCATACACTTTAGCTTTAGATAGCGTTTCTTTGTTTCCAGGAGTTTCCATTCCTGCCGGTGGTGTTGTAACCATTGATGTAAAACAAGCTTTAGCAACAACTAAAACAATTACCGGTGGAGCTTCTGCTGCTACAGTTAATTTTCATATTAGCGGAATGGAGTCAGCATAATGGCAATTCAACAATTACCTACTGGGGAAACAACATTTAAACCTTCGGAACTATTTAATGATCCGGTTAACAGACTTCGTGTATCTCAACCTCAATCATTGATTGATACCGACTTTGAATACGGTACACAACAAACAAAATGGGAAAATCTTGGCCTAATTGATAACAGACCATATGTATATTCATCACAGACTCCCATTTCTGGTATTACAGCTATTGCTTTTAATACCAACTCAAGGACAGTAACCGTATCTCTTCCGTCAACCACAGGCATTGCAGTTGGCACACCAATTTCAGTTTATGATACTTTTTTAAGCCCGGCTAATGGTAATTTTATTGTTGAATCAGTATCCACAAACGTAAGTTTTACATATACAGCACAAGCTGTTAATAGCACAGCTGTTCAAGCAATTTTTGATTCAAACAAAACAGCTATTTATATTGGTTTTATTTTTTCTGGTGCTGCAATTGGAGCAGCGCCATCATCAGTTGTAATTGATGGAACTACTACTAAGGTAACTGTTACAACAACAGTTCCTCATGGGCTTTCTATTGGCAACGAAGTTGTTGTCACTGGTATTACAACAACAGGTGCAAACCCTCCAAACGGTTCGTTTTTTGTTGCTCAAATTTTGAGCAACACAGTGTTTGTTTATTACGCTAACGCTGTGCCAACAGCAACTTTATCTTTTGGTTCTGCTGCTGTTTATGTAAGACCGCAATCGCAATTCTTGCACAGGCCTTTTGATGGTGGAGTTATTTTCTCATCTAATGGGACATCAAACTATTGCAGTGCAATTCGCCAGACACGCCGTTATTTTCGTTATCAATCAGGTAAAGGTGTACAAGTAAGTTCGGGAACTATTTTAAAACCAAATTTTCAAATTGATTCTCTTTCTTTTTCTGGAGGCGTAGTTACTGTACAAACAAAAGAACAACATAATATTCTACCAGGATCTACAGTAACTGTAACTGGTGCATCGGATGCAAATTATAATGGAACATATACTATTACAAATGTTACTGGTTTTAATACATTTACATATGTGCCAACATCTTCTCCTTCTCAAACACCAGCAGGAGGAACTATTTATGTAGCAATAAATAGCTGGCATGGTTGTGCAAATAGACTTGGATTGTTTGATCAACAAAACGGTGTATTTTTTGAATTTGATGGTCAAACACTTAATGCGGTAAGAAGATCTTCTGTGTTTCAACTTGCTGGTAAAATTTCTGTAACATCTGGGCAAAATACGGTAACTCAAACAGATTCCTCTTTCCCAACTGTATTTTCAAGACAACTCAATATTGGTGATTATATTGTAATTCGCGGAGCATCATATCGCGTTACAGATATTGCAAGCGATACATCTCTTACTATAAGCCCTTCGTATCGTGGGGCTAATGCTGCATATGCAATTGTTACAAAAACAATTGAAACCCGTTATGCTCAATCAACATGGAATCTTGACAAACTTGATGGGACAGGACCTTCTGGGTACAATGTTGATCTTTCAAAAATGCAAATGTTTTATATTGATTATTCTTGGTATGGTGCTGGTTTTATTCGTTGGGGAATGAGAGCTACTAACGGAGATGTTGTTTATTGTCATAAAGTACCCAATAACAACGTCAACTCAGAATCGTGGATGCGTTCTGGAAACATGTGTGCAAGATACGAATCAAGCACAGTTGTCCCATTTACAAATACCACCACAACTATTAATAGTGGTGATACAACAATTACTGTTGCAAGTACTTCTGGTTTTCCTACTTCAGGAACCCTATGTGTTCGCCATGCAGCACATGGTTATGAATTTATCAATTATACAGGATTGACCGCTACAACCTTTACTGGTTTAACTAGAGGGCAAAGTGGTAGCACTTCATTGGCTTTAACCATTGCTTCTGGTTCAAACTCTGCAACAGTGTCATCTGCTTCTAACTTGCAGATTGGTCAGAGAGTTATTGGAACAAATATTCCTGAAGGAACATTTATTTCTAATATTGTTGGAACAACATTAACATTGAGTCAAGCAGCAACTGGTGCTAACCCTACTGTTATCGTACCTGCGCTTGGTTCAGGAACTGCTGTTTCGTTCCCGTATTCGGCAACATCACCTGTGGTTGTAGAGCAAGCATATCCAACTTATGCAAGTTCTATTTCTCATTGGGGAACTTCAGTGATCATGGATGGTCGTTTTGATGATGACAAATCTCTTGTGTTTACTTATGGCACTACTGGTTCAATTGCTGTAGCTGCCGGAGCAACAAATGCTCTTCTTTCAATCAGGGTAGCGCCATCTGCGGATAATGGAGTCGGCGGTGTGTTTGGGACAAGAGAGTTGGTTAACAGAATGCAGTTGATTCTTCGTGCATTGGATGTTACGACCTCAACGGCTAGCTCTAACTTGCTGATTACCGCTGTTCTTAATGGAACCGTATCCACTGGTCAAAACTGGAACCGACCTGCTGGTGCAACCTCAAGTCTTGCACAAGTTGCTGACTATAGCACAACTACTACAACAAACACTGGTGGTGAAGTCACTGGAGGTTTCTTTGTAGGTACTGGAGCAAACTCAATTGACCTTGGAGCCGTGCGAGACCTTGGTAACTCCATTCTCGGTGGCGGAACTGGTGCAACATCAACAACAAATATTTTTCCAGATGGTCCCGATGTTCTTACCATCATGGTGCGTAACCTTGGTGGTTCATCTTCTACGGTGTTCGGAAGATTATCCTGGACTGAGGCACAAGCTTAATTGTTATGACTGCTATAGATTTCCCAAACTCCCCAAGCGTAAACGATACTTTTATTGCTGCGGGGAAAACATGGTTGTATAATGGTTCTAGTTGGACATTGCTTGGGGTTTCATTAATATCAACAGGTAGTTCTTATAATCTAGACGGGGGTACTGCTTCTACAGTTTATGGAGGCATTACCACTGTTAGTGGAGGAGGTGCATTAGGCTAATGGCAGTTCAAATTCAAATGCGCAGAGATACAGCAGCTGCTTGGACATCTGCTAACCCGGTTTTGGCAGCTGGAGAATTGGGGTTAGAAACAGATACTACTTATTATAAAGTTGGTGATGGTTCCACGGCATGGAATTCTTTGGCTTATGGCGCATATAATGGTGTAATTTCTGCAAATACAATTACAACAGCGATGCTCCAAGATAGCTCAATCACTACAGCAAAAATTGCTGCCAATGCGGTTATTACAGCAGATATTGCTGATGGCGCTGTCACTGCTGTAAAAATAGCAACAGCTGCATGGTCAACTAATGCAGTCATAGATGCAGCCGGAGATTTGCTTATCGGTACTGCAAATGATACTCTAGGTAGGATAGCAATTGGTACAAATCAATTTTTATTGACATCAAATGGCACAACTGCTATTTGGCAAAAATTTAATGAAAGTGATGATCAAGTAATTTTGGCTTCACAGGTATTTTAATTATATAGGAGATAGTAATGGCAACATTTAGTAAACAACTTCTTTCAGCAAGTACTGATGGACGCGCAATTAAGGTGGTTGCAACAGCGATTGGTACATCACCAACTTTGATTCATACCGGTTCTTCAACAGCGTCAACATTTGAAGAAGTTTGGATTTATGCACAAAATAACCACTCAGCAGATGTTGCTTTGCGGCTTGGTTTTGGTGGGGTAACAGATCCTGATGATATTATTGAATATACAATAAAGACTAAGGGTGGTTTGTATCTTGTAGTTCCTGGTTTGATTCTTAAAGGTAATGCTTCAGCAGCTTTGACAATCCGTGCAGCAGCTGGTACTACAAACGTTATTTCGTTGTCAGGATACGTTAACCGAATCACAGCATAAGCCATGTCTCGTATTAGGAAAAACACTACTGGCGGTAAAGCTGTTGGCGGAGGCTCTCTTGCTCCTAACACTAAACGCAATAACAGCACATTTCAGGTTGATGCATATTCTCGCGGTGGCGCATCAGGTCTTCCAATTTCGTTTGCGTTTATTGCTGGTGGTGGCGGTGCTTCTGGTTACGGAGGTAATTACGCAATTGGTCCTGGTGGTCAAGGTGGCGGTTATAGGGCTGGTGGTGTTGGTGCTGAAAATTCTGGAGGAGCAACTGCTAATTTAGGTGCTTTGGATGTGACAAGCGGTCAGCAACTCCAAGTTACTGTTGGTGGCGGTGGTGGCGGTGGTGCCACAGGCGGAACCAGCCAATTTGCTTCTTATACTGCTTCTGGTGGATTGTGTTGCGGTAGTGCTACCAGTAATGCTGGATTAAATTTTGGTGCTAATGGCTCTTTTCAAGCAGGTGGTGGAAGCGGCGCAACCAACTCAGGTTACACAGGTGGTAATGGAACACTAACTTCAATTAGAGGAAGTAACGAATATTTTGGTGGCGGTGGTGGCGGTGTTAGCCAAGCACCAAACAACCCATGTAACTATTGTGGTGGTTCTGTCGGCGGTGGTGGCGCTGGTGGTGGCGGTGGTGCAGGTTTGTATGACCCAACATATGACGGTCCACCTGTAGGTTCTGCAGCAAGTGGTAATACAGGAGGCGGCGGTGGTGCTGGTCGTGGTGGTTCTTGGCAATATGGTGGGAAAACAGGCAATGCTGGCGGTTCAGGAATTGTAATGGTTCGCTACGCAGACAGTTTAACAATTACTGTTGGCGCTGGCTTGGGTCATAGCGCAGGTACTACTAGCGGAGGTTTTAAACGACATAGTTTTACTTCTGGTAGTGGATTGATAAGTTTCGCATAATGGCACATTACGCACTTATTGATAGCAGTAGTTCTATTGTTGTTGATGTTATTACAGGCATTGATGAGAACGAAACCCAGACTGATTTGGACGGTACGGTTGTTGGAGGCTCGTCAGAGGCATGGGAAAATTTTTATTCTTCTAGACCGTGGTTTGAAGGTTTGATCTGTAAACGAACTTCGTACAATAACAATATCCGAAAGCGTTTTGCTGCAATTGGTCATACTTACAGCGAAGAATTAGATGTTTTTATACCCCCAAAACCTTATCCTTCTTGGGTTTTTAATGCAGACACTGTTGACTGGGAAGCGCCCATCGCTCATCCAGATATGGTAGGATATTTTGTATGGAACGAAGAGCAGCAGAGGTGGGAAGACTAACACCTGTTGGTTATCCAAGAACTGGGACAAGAACCCTAGAGGCAACATTAGGTTTTGCTTTTCCAGGATTACAAATTGCTCTTACTCAGCATCGTTTGACACCAATGACGCAATGCCCAAATGTAATTTGTATTTTTAGGGAACCTTTAGAATGCATTTCTTCTTGGATGACAACAGACCTTAGAGAAGAAGCAGACCCTCCTAGATATTGGTCGGCAGCAGAAAGACTTGAGTTTTATATTAGGTTTGCTAACAAAGCCATAGAATCAAACATTTTTTGTACAACCTTAAATCAACTCAGAAAACACCCCAATCGGGCGATGTTTGAATATTCTCAAAAATATAATTTACAAGATCCCGAGTGGGTACACATGGTGGAGATTGATGAATTTGTTAAAACAACCTATCCGCTTCATCACCCTCATGCTCATACACATAGCAAAACAAAATTTTATGAAGAAATTCAAAAAGAAAAATTATTTGACGAAGCAGAAAATATGTATAAGATTTTTGTAGATTTAGTAGCAGATATGGTGGATGATGATGAGTGATAGAACAAATACGGCATTTCAGTCAATTTGGTTTTTTACTGGTTTGCCTGATGAAGTTATAAAAATTATGGAAAAAGAATTACTGAAAGATTTTGAAAAAGATATTAAATCCTCACCAGTGAATCTTTACGTTGGGGACGGGTTCAACGAAGTGCGAAAGGCAAAGCATTCATGGGTTAGAAGTTCCCATTGGATGGGTGGTTTTTTATGGCACTATATTGAACGTGCAAACAGAGAAAATTTTTTGTATGATTTAAAAGGACTGGATAGCGAACACATTCAGTACACCATTTATGACAAGGGTGAGTATTATGAATGGCATAACGATGGCGGTTTAACAACTTCTTATAAACCACAATTTGTTGGTAATTCTACCGATGGTGTGGGCAACGATTTTGTAAATCAAAACAAAGAACTTGTCAGAAAACTTTCTTTTTCGTTACAACTTTCCAACCCAGAAGATTACGAAGGTGGTGAGCTTGAACTTATCAACGAGTCAGGTGAGAGTTATATTGCGCCGAAAACACAAGGATGCCTTATATTGTTTGATTCTCGTACTCGTCACAGAGTGCGTACAATAACCAAGGGAACCCGCAAGTCTCTTGTTGGTTGGGTTCTTGGGCCTCGCTGGAAGTAGCTGTTATGTATAAAAAAGTTGACAATGTTTTTGGTAGTTATTTTTTAAATTATCTACTGGATAAGATAGAAGCACCTGGTCAATTCCCTTGGTTTTTTTATGCAAATACTCAAACAGGATCTTTGCCTACCGAATTCAAAAACAGCGGTTTCAGACACACCTTGATTTTTGATGGAGTTAATCAATCCTCGCATACAAATTTATTTTTACCAATTGCTTGGAAAGTTTCAGAGATAATTTCTAAACCAATTCTTTCAATTGACAGCTTGCATGTCAATATGATTTTTAATCACAATATAGAGTATGTTGGGGAGCCGCACTTGGATGTGCCCAAAACAGAAAATGAAGAACATATGCAATATACGGCTATCTACTACATGGATGACACTAATGGGTGCACGACACTTTATGATGACAAACGTGTTCCTTTTCTAAAGAACCCATCCATAGCAGACAGTTTGTTAATATTTTCTGCGGACATAGAGCATTCTGGAGGGTTGCCAACTGACGCGATAATGCGTAGAGTTGTTAATATAAACATCACATGTCCTCGGTAAACAATTCGCCCGAAATCAATGGGCTTTTTCCAGTACCGGTTGTTCGCTATAACTACATAGAGGAACTCAATGATTTAGAAATTGAGTGCATAAACAAAGAGCTAGACATTGATATAAGTGCGACTAATAATTACAATAATCAAAACAGCCATGGCTCTGCAAATAATTACGTTCTAGATAAACCTGAACTTCAAAATATTAAAGAATTTTGTACTGACGCTATACATCATTTTGCTTACGCAGTTTTGGATATTACTTCTAAAACAAAATTTTATATAACCCAAAGCTGGTTGAATGCGGCGACATCTGGTGGTGGATCAAAAAATCATACTCATCCAAACAGTATTTTTAGTGGAGTTTTTTATATAAAATCTTCCGATGAAGATAAAATTATGTTTACTAATCCATGCCCACAAATGAGTTCAACATTTCAACATGCTGATTTTAATCCATTTAATTCTATGAGCTGGTGGGTGCCAGCTACTCAGGGGTCACTATTATTGTTCCCATCGTACTTACCACACGGTGTTCCAGAAATTTTTTCGGAAAATAGAGTTAGTTTGGCTTTTAATACTTTTTGGCATGGGGAAGCTGGGAGAACAGATTTTCGCGAAATTTTGTATTTGCCAGAAGTTAAGCAGTATTTATCTAAAAAATAAATTTTAAACTATAATGTGAGGGTGAAAAAAATAACCCGGATTTATATATTTTTATTTACTTTTCTTGCCATAATGTTCCTCACTTCTTGTGGGTATGACGGTAGTTACCGCTATTCATGTCAAGAGTATAAGAACTGGGAAAACCCGGAATGTAATCCACCAATTTGTGTGCCTAGTGGCACATGCACAGAGGACTTGATCAAGGAGGCCCCATAATGAGTTTCTTTAATAAAGAACGATATACAGCAGAACAGCTGCATGCCCGAATGATTTTTGGTGTCGCAATTATTTTGGCAGCAGTTTTTGCTATCACGGTTATTGGTTTTGTTTATGCTTTAATGTTTGTTACACAGCCAATCGGTCAACAATCGCCAAACGATTCCGCTTTCATTGATTTGCTCAAAACGCTTACTGTTTTCTTAACAGGAAGTCTTGGCGGTTTGGTTATGTCTAATGGCATGAAATCAAAAAAATCTGATGAAGATAAAGACGGCAATGGAATCCCAGACCATTTGGAGAATAAATAATGTACGAGTATCGCGTAAAAAAAGTTTTGAAAGTTGTTGACGGGGACACGATTGATGTTGACATTGATTTGGGTTTTGATATTTCTTATTCACAACGTGTTCGTCTTGCCGGTATTGATACACCTGAATCTCGTACAACAGATAAAGCCGAAAAAGTTTTGGGGTTGGAAGTAAAAGACAGATTGAAAAAAGCAATTGATGCTGCAACAAATATTGTTATCAAAACCGAAAAGCCAGACAGTTCAGAAAAGTATGGTCGTATTTTGGGTTGGGTATTTCTTGATGACAACAAAGTATCTATCAATCAAACATTGATTGATGAAGGTTATGCGTGGGGCTATATGGGCGAAACAAAAGTTAAAGACTTTGATGCGCTTTTAAAGAAGAGAAATGGAAAGAAGTAATGAAGGTTTGGATTGACCAAGACTTATGTACTGGCGATGGACTGTGTGCAGAGATAGCCCCAGATGTGTTCATCATGCTGGAGGATGGGTTGGCGTATGTTCAAGAGAATGGGAAAGTATATTCAAAGCTGCGAGGGAACCCAGAAGGCGCAAGTGGGTTGGCTTCTTTCGCAGACGATAGGCTAGCCGATGTTATTGATGCGGCTGAAGATTGCCCAGGTGAATGTATTTTCATAGAAGAATAAAATGAAAATAAATTTTAGAAAAGGGTGGTGGGTCATTGTCCCCGCTTTTGTTTTATCAATGGTTATGCCATTAGTTTCGGTTCAAGCAGCTGTAGAGCCAGGACTAAATGTTACTGTTTACAATAACTACGGATACAACAACGCCCCTCCTCTGCCCACCGTGTCTGGCAGGCCAGTTCAATGCACGACTACATATCTATCTATTGACCAACAATTTGGCAATAATATTTGTGGACTGTATGACGACTTTATAGTTAAGTACGAAGGCTACATAACCGCCCCAACCACTGGGCAATACACGCTGTATCTGCACGGAGATGACGGTGTAAAACTTTATCTGGATGATGTACTCAGGGTGGACGCATGGTATGACTCAGGGAACGCTGGCGGAACCACAGAAATATATTTTGTTGCTGGAGTTCCACAGAAATTGCTTGTTTGGTATTACGAAAATGGTGGTGGCAACTGGGTAAAATTGAATTACTTGGTTGGTGGTTCCTATGTACCAGTTCCTGAATCATGGTTCACAAAGACAAGTGAATCTGCCACACCGACTACCACCACTACTACAAGTACAACTACGAGTACAACTACCACTACTACTACAGTTCCACCTACAACAACAACAACAGTTGCCCCATACCTTAATGCAGTCACAAATCTAACGGCTGTTGCAAACGCAGATGGAAGTGTTGACCTTGATTGGGATGCACCAACATCAAGCAATGTTGACATATATGCTTACGGTGTTAGTTTTTACGACCTTGACGAAATTGGTGGGACAACATCGGGTGGCTGGGGAGTTTGGACCAATCAAGGAACTAACTACTCGTTAAGCACTGGAATGTTCTCTGGCAGCAATCCTGTCACGACTGGATACGGACCTGTCCGTTTTGGTATCAAAGCGGGAAATCAAAGTTGTTTTTCTAATCAGGGCGTAGGACCGTGTGTGTACGGTCCTGAAGTAACTGTTGATGCAACTGTTCTTGATCCAACTCCAGTAACTACCACTACTTCATCCACCACTACAACGACTTCCACAACAACTACAACAACTGTTCCAACTACTACAACTACTAGTACAACTACTACAACTACTAGTACAACTACTACAACCGAAGCGCCTTATACTCCGCCTCAAACAACAACGACTGTTTTTATAAATAACACCACTACAGTGCCAGAACCAGTAATCCCTGTAGAAAATCAACCAGGAGGCTCTACAGGCCCTTCTGAACCCGTTGTATTGCCAACCACGCCCACAGAACCAGAATACACTCAGCCAGAAGAAACAGAAACAACCATTGTAGTGACGCTTCCCGAAGAAACAGAAACAACAGTGATACTACCGACAATAGAAGTTGGACCAGTAGAAACAGAACCTGAAACGGTAGTAGTAATAATTCCACCAGATGAGTATACCGTCACCGATGTAGAAGACAACGAGCCAATCACGACAGCCATACTGGATAACATTCTTGAAGATACATTTACGCCTGGCGTTGAAATTACTGTTGAGGAAGTTGGTGCTGTTCTTGACACACTTCTTGGGGCGGAACTTACTGATACTCAGCTTGACAATGTTTTAGAAGCCGTGTTTACCGAAGATGTTTCGGCAGATGTATTCACCGAAGCACTGACAACAATGCTAGATGCGGACATAACTAGCGAACAACTTATAGCAGTTTTGGATTCTGCGTTCTCGGAAGATACTTCTGCTGAGAATATGGTGGCGGCTTTGGAATCAATCTTTGATGGCCCAATTAGTTCTGGCGATTTAGACAAAGTTATGGAAGCTGTGTTTGATGAGGACATTTCTGTTGAGGACACTATGGAAGTGCTTGGCGACTTGCTTGAAACAAATCTCAGTCAAGCAGAAACAGAAGCAGTATTTGACAGCGTTTTTGATGCAGATCTTTCCGATGCAGAAACCATTGACCTCATTGTTGATGTATTGAAAGACGGTCTAACCGCAGACAATTTAGGTGCTGCTCTTGGTGCAGTCTTTGACGAAGAAGTAAGTACTGAGGTTTTGATTGAAACCTTTACTGCTGTCTTGGGCAACGAACTTAACAAAGAATCACTTGAGGTTATTGTTGATGTTTTAGAATCAGAATCAATTACAAGCGAGCAAGTTGGGCAAGTTGTTACATTGGTAATTGAACAGGAAGGTGGTATTCCTAGTGACCAAGCAACAGAGCTGGCAACTAGTCCCAAAGTTCTTGAAAGCATTGACGGTGAACAAGCAACAGAAGTTTTTGCTGCAGTTGTTGTTTCCGAAGTTTCGGCAGAAGATGGAGCGGCTATATCTGAAGCACTTATAGACGCACCTGTTGAAGTTAAAGAATCATTTGAAGAAGAAATAAATGTTTTTGCTGGAGTGTTTGATACTTATATTGCTGTTGGTTCAGCAGTTGACACTGGTGATCGTAGGTCTTTGATTGCAGCAGCGGCAGCAGTTGCCACTATTGCTGCAAACGCTGTAGCTGGTGGTTCTGGTTCAAATGGTTCTGGCGGAAGTTCTGGTGGGGGAAGTCCTAGTGGAGATTCTAATCGTGCTGCAAGAAAAGAAGAAGAGCAAGAGATGGCTGGAGAAATATCTGGCGGAGATGATGATGATACAAATTATGCTAAAAATAGCATTTTCAAGTATTCTGTTAAGGAGGGTATAGAGATGAAAAAATTTGATTGGTTGGGGTTTGTTAAAAAACTTTGGGATATAACAGCTGGTTTGGCTTTTACAATTGCCGGAAGCGTTGTTGTTTATTACACACTTTCTGGTATGACGCAAAAGATTGCTTTATTTTCTACGATAACTGCTTGTGTAATCCATTATCTACACCAAATATTCAAAAACGATACCGATTAATTTACCTTTAATGTCTGGTGTTGTATAATGATAGTCGGCACCAATGGGTGTTAGGAGGATGATCAATGTCTAGTTTATTGAATGAGAATAATAAGAAAATGTTAGCGTCTTATGCACGATCTTGTGTTGGAGCAGGTCTTGCAGTTTATATGACAGGAAACACAAGTCCAAAAGATATCGCAACAGCGGCACTTGCTGGTTTAGTTCCAGTAATTATGCGATGGCTGAATCCAAACGATCCAGCTTTTGGTCGCGGTAAATAATTTAAATTAAGGAGTCTACATGAGTAAAAAAGTTGAATGGGACATCATTGTTCCGGTTAAATTACCAATTAGTTTAAAAAATGTAGAACCTGGCAAACTCCACCCATCGCTACTCCGTGATATTCCGCAGGGAGGTAAGTTACATTACCTTGCTGCTGATGCATGGAATGCGATGGTGGATGCTGCTAAAAAAGATGGTGTTGAATTGAAGCCGACTAGTTCGGGAGATACTTATAGAAGTTATGACGCTCAGAAAGCTGGGTTCTTGCAAAGATATCAACTACAACCAATCACTAATCAGAGTACAAAAACTTTTGAAGGCAAAACTTGGTACCTTAAAAAAGGTATGGCTATGTTGGCTACACCAGGCAAGAGTCAGCATAATTTGGGTTTGGCTGTAGATATTCACACTGCTGGGGAACCAAAGCGTTTGAAATGGCTTATTGCTAATGTTTTAAAATTTGGATTTTCATGGGAAGTGGTTCCGAGCGAACCATGGCATATTCGCTATACAGAGGGTGATGCGGTTCCTCAAGCTGTTAAGGATTGGCTTTTGCTTAATCCAAAACCAGCAAGTATTTTTGGTACGACAACCGAGCAAAAGTCTGTAGCTGAAAATAAACAAGAAGTTGTTAAGGAAGGAAGCCCTAGTGTTGACCCAGCGTCACTGCCAATAATTTCTAATCCGAATAAAGGAAACGCTGTTAAGAGATTGCAAAATCTATTGACTAAAAAAGGTTTTGCTGCGGGAGCTGATGGTGATTTTGGTAACGTGACCGAAGGTATGGTCAAGAAGTTTCAAGAAAAAAATAAACTTCCAGTTACTGGTGTTGTTGATAGAGATACATGGGCGGCTTTGCTCTCTTAAGAAAATTAGTATAATATCTTATAGGAGAACATATGGCTGGATCAAGAAATATCACGATATATCAAGGCGATACTTATGCTCATGAATTGCGTGTAAAAGACAGCGCTAATGCTAATGTGAACATCACGAGCAGAACATATAGCGGCCAAATTCGCAAGAAAAAAAATTCTGTTACTGTTGCTGCTACTTTTTCGTCAACCTTGACTAATGCCGCAAACGGGGTTGTAGTAATGTCTTTAACCGCATCCAATACAGCAAATATCGCTGCCGGGTCTTATGTTTATGACTTTCAAGAAACTAACGGGGCAACAATAACAACTCTGATAGCTGGTGTTTGCACGGTAGTTGGGGATGTAACTCGTGACAGCTGATATTACAACGGTTCAAGTAACAACAACGGATGTTTCAAATGTTGCTGTAACTACAGATATTACGGTGTTAAATCAATCAAGTGGTACAATTAATTTAGCAAGTTTAAGTCTAGCTACAACGGTCACTGATATTGCAAGGGCTGGCATTGTTGGAACTAGTCAGTTGGCGGCTAGGGCAGATCATGTCCATAGTGCAGCTAATTTATTAATGGATGGAGGAAACTACTAATGGCAAATACGCTGAGAATTAAAAGAAGGTCATCTGCTGGAGCAGCGGGTGCACCAACAAGTTTAGAAAATGCGGAACTAGCATTTAACGAAGCAGACAATATTTTGTATTACGGTACAGGAACTGGCGGAGCTGGCGGTAGTGCGACATCTGTTCTCGCAATCGGTGGTTATGGTGCATACACTACACTGGGTACATCTCAAACTATTACTGGGAATAAAACATTTTCGGGGACAGTCATTGTTCCAACACCAAGTGCAAATACTCATGCTGCTACAAAAGCATATGTTGATAGTTCACTTCCAACTCTGTCTGGGACAGAGAATCAAATTACTTACACATCTGGCACAGTAGCGCTCGCTGCTAATGTTGTTACTCCAGGTAATTTGACTGTAACGGGAGATTTGTTGGTTCAAGGCAATACAACAACTCTTAATACATCTACTTTGGTTGTTGAAGATAAAAATGTTGTTATTGCTCAAGTCGCAACTCCTGATGACACAACAGCCGATGGCGCAGGAATTACGGTTAAAGGAACAACGGATAAGACTTTGAATTGGATTGATGCAACAGACGCATGGACATCTTCTGAGCATTTTAATATTGTTGCGGGTAAATCATTTTATATTGGTGGTTCAGCTGTTCTTTCTAATACAACTCTTGCTTCAAGTGTTGTTACATCAAGTCTTACTTCGGTTGGAACAATTGGTACAGGTGTATGGCAAGGTACTGCTGTAGGTCTTGCTTACGGTGGTACTGGTTCAACATCTGCCGGAACTGCAAGAACTGCATTAGGTCTTGCTATTGGTACAGATGTTCAGGCATTTAGTTCTTTCCTTTCTAATGTTGCAGCTAATACAGCTACATATGATGGCGGAACATTTTAATTAAGAGGCAAAATGGCTAATGTTATAAAAATAAAAAACTCAGGCACAGTTACGAACACTCCAACTTCTTTGGAATATGGGGAAATTGCTATCAACTATGCCGATCAAATTTTGTTTTATAAAAACTCTAGCAATGCTATTGTTTCTTTTGACATTAGTGGCGGGGCTGGTGTTTCTGAATTAGATGCTCAGGTTAGTGACCTAGAAGTGTCTTTGGCGATGCAAACCTTCTAAGGCTTAGAAGGCGTTCTCTGTTATAATTAATATATCATGGATGATGTAAAAATTAACACAAGTAAAACACTTACTTTAACTTTGCCAAGTGATCCTGCATCCAATGTTGTTTCTACAAGTCTTTACCACGAGTTCGGTTCACTTGTTAGCGGCCCAACTAATGCAACAAGAACCGGAACTGGTGTTTATACGATTACATATGGTCAACAAGCTTCTGGCATCTATGTTCTTAATTCAGCAGGCAGACATCGTGTAGATTTTACTTACACAGTAAGCGGTACATCATATACGCAATCACAATATATAAATGTTTATACACCGTATTGTGATATTGATTTGTTTTTTGAAGAATACCCTGATTTAGAAAATGATTTTTATGACAAATTTGATTCTTATGAGAAAAGAGTTCGTAATATAATTAATACATTTTGTGGACAATCTTTTGAATTTTATTCAAATAAATTTTTTATTTTAAATGGTAACAATAAAAGTACTTTACCTCTCCCATTACCAATAGTTAATCTTTATTCGGTAACTATGAATGTCGGTGATGATGACGAAACATTGCTGCATGATTCAACAAATAACTCAATAAACAATATTGAAAAATCAAGAGAGCCATTTAACTTTCAATCCGGTAATTGGATTCAATTTAAGAATTCATTCCTAGACAGTGTTCAGGTGATTGTTGTTAGTAATAAATTTAACGCTTCAGATGACTATAAAGTTCAAGGAGATTTTGGCTGGCAATTTGTTCCTAATAACATTGAGCAGGCAACAAATTTGCTTCTTGCAGACATGATGACGGGAGACTCCGAATATAGAAGGCACGGGATGAAGAGTGTAGATATGGACATTATTAAGTATGATACAAAGGATTCATTTTATGAATCAACCGGCAATATTGATGCCGACATTTTACTTATGGACTACACAATTTTCATTATGGATTATGTGGTCTAATTATGTCCTATGGTACATATTTTCGTTTTACTCACAACGGCGTTGTTTTTACTAAAAGTATTACAACAAATGCTGCAGGTCAAAAGTATCCAACGTTTACAAGTGCTGGTGTAATTAATTTCCAATTTCAAACACCTACGCTTTCTTCAACTGGAGGCGAAAAAAGAATCGCTCCATATAATGAAAACATATCTTACTATGAAGCAATCGTTCCCTTAAAGTATGATGAGTATTTAATTTTTGCAAACAGAATTGGGGAAGTGAAAGATAGATACGGTAATGCTATTAATTCTGATATTTATGAAATTATAGGGATACAACCTAAATTTGGTTTTTCTGGTAAAAAACATCATACTTTGGTTATGCTAAAAAGAGTTGTGGAGCCGCAATGATAAAATTTATTATTTCCGGAAATGTTGATAATTATATTGATAAATTAAACAAAATAAGTCTTGATCAACAAACTGCTATGGCTGAAGCAGCTGAGGCAACTGTACTAAAATTGCAACAAATTAACCCCGAATACGGTGTAGTGCGTTTAGAAAATGATAACGATACCTTTTTGATAACAGCAAGTAATGTTGGGGATGTTGATGATGTTAGTGATGATGCTAAAGAATTTTTTAAAGAAACTTTTAGGGAATCATTTATTAAATTAACAAGGGGGGTGTAGTGGGTATTAGTATTTATGATGTTAACTCAAGACTAATTAGTGATGCTACATTGATTTCTTTAGCTGGTAAAACTATGAGTTTTTTTCCTGTAATAGCTACCAACAATGAGGCTGCCCCGTTTGTCACATATTTGTATCAGCCTCGGGTTCCGGATGTTGAGCAGTATTGGATAAGATGCGATTACATTCGGTATTCTATTTTTGACACAGATGCTTCTAGGCTGTTTTCGTTGTCTGAGCGAATAATTAATTTATTATCAATAGGTGATCAAGTTGGTCAAAGTGGGGGGATATCTCCTTCAGAAGTAAGGCCTTTGGCCTCTTATATGGTGGGTTCTAGCTTGACAGCCCCAATAGAGAAAGAGGGTTGGTACAGAATGAACCTTGATTTTAAAATTAAAAATGTTGATTATTAATGTGGTATACTCTATATTGCGCTTAGGCGCTTAACAGATTGTGTTATAATAAAATATGGTATACACTACAATTACATACATTGGAAAAGAACCTGGCTTCGTGGTAAAAATCTCGGGCAAGGTATACGATTTTGAATGGATGAAGGGTTTAGGTATCGGTAAGCGTGAAAACGAAATCGGTATTGAAGATTCAAAGAAGATTGCGCAATGGCGCGATAAAAAAGGTCGGAAGATATTCCGATTAGATTAAATCAGGAGGATTTAAAATGGCAGTAACAGTAGCAAATATAGTCGTTGGCGAAGCAACAATTAAGCTTGGCACCAACGCAAACGCAACTAGCATCACAGCTATGAACAGCTTTACAGATGTAGGTGCAACAACAAACGGTGTTGAAATTTCATGGGAACCAGAAATTGTTGACATTGAGGTAGATCAGTTTGGCGATGCAGCTAAGTTGATTCAATCAAAAGTTAAGGTTATGTTGAAGACAACCCTTGCAGAAGGAACTTTGACTAACTTGACAACAGCTTGGAACTATGACGATGGCGACATCGTTGTGAATGCTCCAGATGGAGCTAACACTCATACTTTCATGTTTGGAACACAATCAGTGTACCCAAATGAGAAGGGTGTTGTTGTAACTGGTTCAGCACCAGGTTCAAGTGCTGTAGCGATTAAGACTCGTAAATTCTACGCAAAGCGTGCTGTTTCAATGGAATCGTCAATGATTTCAATGAAGCGTGCAGAGGCAACGATGTTTACGGTAGGTTTCCGCATTCTTCCAACCATTGCAGACAGTGGTTATGAATACGGCAAGATCGTTGACCAAGACTAATATTTAAATAAAATATAGTTTGTAAAGCTTGAAGTCCCGACACAATATGTGGTAAACTTATTGTGAAGGGGCTTTTTGCTTTCTTCTCAAACAAAAGGAACAGGTGATTAAATTGAGTGATAAAAATAATGATATTCTGGCAGGTAGAGAAATTCTATTTGCAGATGGTAAAGTTCGTGTAATTAAGCCATTGACAATTCGTAGTCTTCGTAAGTTTATGAAAGTTGTTAAGGATCTTAAAACTGAAGATACATTGACTGACGCTGACATTGACATCATGGTTGAAGCTGCAGGTATTGCCCTGTCGGTTGTTGATCCAGTTTTAGCTTCTAACAAAGAAGCTCTTGAAGATGTTCTTGACTTGCGTTCGTTCGGTGAAGTTATGTCAGCCGCAATGGGGTCAGACCCTTCCTTGTAAGCGGAGAGGATGGTGAGCCTCTCAGTTGGGAGGATATTCCTCTCCTCAAGTATGAATCGGAATTGTTTGTAAAAACAGGTTCATGGTTGAACTTATATGAATTAGAAAGCCAACTGACATTAAATGAGTTGTTTTTGTTGTATCGTGCTTGTGCAAATGAAACTTCAATGAACATGAAAATTGCTGCTGCCGCTCAAGGCGCAGATGTTGATTTTGACGATGATTGGTATGACCCTGCTCCTGTTCAACCGAAGAAGCCAGCATCTGCGATGGAGATGAAATCTAAAGGCATTTCTGGTTTCGGTATGGGGGCTACAACTGATGAAGATAGAAGACAAGCTTTCCCTGAGTTGTATGCTGACAAGTAATACGGCATTGCTTAATTCTCTCTATTGTGCGATAATTTATAGTACAAACTATGTCTGATATTAGCGGAAGTGATGAATCTATTAGGATAAATGCCGTTGTCACGGACAACGCTACTTCTGCTACAGCCATAATTGCTAATGAATTAAATAATTTAGCTAATAGTATTGCTAGTTTAGCAAGTAGGCAAGTTTCTTTAGGTAATTCAACAAGTGCTTTAAATAAAGCATTAGGGCTGACCACTACTGGTGCGGTTAATGCTTCAAAAGTTACTTTTTCTTTATCTAAAAACAATAATTTACTGGCTGCTTCTATAGAACAAGCTAGAAAGAGTTTAGCATTATTAAATAAAGAATATTCTAATTTAAACAGAGCGGCAAGCGGAAGTGCAAAATTCAATCAAGCCTTTGCTCAAACAACAGGGCATTTAAATAGCGCTATTAGCGCTCAAAGTTCATTTTCTCGTTTAATTCGTGGAAATGAATTAATAAATTATGGGAAAAAGGTATCGGGTCTGGGTACAGCTGCTCAGCAATCAGGGTATCTTTTTACTAGAAATTTTTCTGCTCCAATTATTATGGGGTTGAGGGAAGCGTTTTTTCAATTTAGTAAATTAGAAACTCAAAATGTTAGAATTACAAAACTTTTAAATGATAACTTCATGTCTACCGTTGACGCTAATGGTAAGTTTGTTTCCAGCCAGGTACAAGCTAGAGCCGCAGTTGATATGCTTGGAAAATCTTTAGATAAGATTACTGCTAAGTGGGGCGTGTCTAGAGTTCTTGTTCAGTCAATTGCCGGAGATTTTGCTGAGTTAGGTATCGGGATCAGTAATTCAACAATAGAAAGTGAACAGATGTTGTACAACTTGACAGCAATGACTGCCGAGATGGAAAAACTCGGTAATCTTGATATTACCGCTTCGCAAGAATTTGTTTCAGCGATGTATCAAAATATATTGGCTGTTAGAAGAGAACTAGGTAGAAGTGTTCAGGTTAACGATGCGCAAGTTGCTGCCGAGATAGGGGCGGAGCTTCGTGGTCAGATGGCAATGTTTAACATAGTTGAAAACAAAACGGTTATGTCATTAAGAAACATTGCTGAAGCGTTTCCTGAAGTTTCTGCTGCTGCAACTATGTTTGGTTTAAATATGACTGAAGCTATTGCTATGGTTGTTCCGATGATTGCAACCGGTTTTCAAGTCGGAGCTTCAGCTAACTCTGTAAAAGTTTCTTTGCAAAGAATGGTTGCTCAAACAAAACAGAACACACAAATAATTGCTGGGTTGAATGAGGAACTTGGACCTAATTTTAAATATGCAGCTGGTATTGGTATTGAAAACTTAAATGACTTGACTAATAGTTTCCTTGCTTTGGAAAAAGCCAAGGGGAAGCAGGGTACTCTTGAATTAGCATCAAGAATGTTTGGTGTCCGTCAAGGGCCAAGAATGGCAACAACATTAAACCAAATGGGGCAATTTCAAGAGTCATTAAAAGGTCCTGGGCAAGATCAATCAAAAGGTTATGCGTCAGGAATTGTTACTGAAGAATACAAAATTGCTCAAGCTCTTGAAAGAAATGTTAACTTAAGGCTAAAGTCTGCGGGGTTAGAACAAATTACTGTACGCAGTATTGAGGATATAGGAAAACTACATCGTGGTGCTAATGAGCAAATTTCTGCAACAAATAGTAGTTTAACCCGTAGGGCCGCACTGATTAAGCAAGGTCAAATTGATGCGCAATCAGAATTGCAAAAGATTGCTTTAGCAAACGGTAAAAGTATTGACTTTATTTCTGAAACAGCAACAGAGTTTTCAAAAGTTTATCTGTCTATGGGTTTTGATGTTGAGAATTATGCTGCCAAGATAACTGAACAGGAGTTGGAGTTAAGTCGCAATACTCCAAAGGTTAGATACGATTCACTCAAAGCTTCAATTGTTGCTATGGGTGTAGCAATTGTTCCCATTATAGATGATCTTGTAAAATTTGTTCTTCCGTTTTTTCAAAAATTTGCAAAAGCTATACAAGATATGCCAACTTATGTAAAGAAAGTTGTTGGCGCATTTATGCTTCTCATGGCAGTTACTGGTCCTTTAACATTGGCTTTTGGAACTGTTAGAGTTTTGTTTGGTGGTGTTGTTCAAGCTTTAGGGAGATTAACTCTTGGGTTTGGGAAAGCAAGAGTTTCTGCCGTTAGCTTGATGGATATTATTAATAACCCTAATTTACTTAGAGGCGCAAAAGCTGTTACTCAGTTACCAGGAAGCCAAGGGTTTTTGGTTCAAGGCTCAAGCAGGGCAAGTCGGCTTCCATTTGGTTTAGGTGGGAAAAGGCCTTTAGATGTATCCGGTTTGGATTCTTCTTCTCTAGATGTTCTTAGGCAATCAAATATTCTTCCAAATCAAAGTAGATCAACATTGGCAAGTCCGATGGGCATGGCAAAAAAGTTTTTAAGGGATCGTAGAGAGCAAGCTCCATCTACATCTGAGCTGTTGTCTACTCTGATGTCAAATGAAAGTACTAAAGCTAAAACTGCTGCGGAAGCTGCAAAGAAAATAACTGATTCTGTTGAGAAAAGTTCAGCCAAGGGTGTTAAAACTTTGGCTGATGGAACAAAAGGGGCTCTTTCAAAAGTTGCAAAAACTATTGGCTCAATATTTCAAAATAATACTTTTGTAGGAAACACATTTACAGGCGGCACAGGCGGCAAATTTGGTCCAGGTGGCAAGGGGATTGGGCCGTCTTCTCCTTCTACTGGCGGGACATCTCCTCGCGGCCCCCCTAAACAAACTGCTGACAAAAATCGCCCAGCTATACCAGTTAATCCTAGTAAGGAATTAACTCCCGGATCGCAGGTACTACCACAACTCGGCCCAAGAGGGTTGCCGGTAAACAAGCTTCCATCATCAATGAATCTTGATGAGCTTATTGAAAGAAGAACAGAACTTTTAAAATCTTTAACAAACCCAAATGTAGACGCGGGTTTTCAAAATTGGAACAAGGCAAGTTTAAAAACAGTAAACGATTTAATTGCCGCAAAAAATAAATTAGCGTCAATTCCTGCACCTACTGCACCAGTAGTTCTTCCGTCTGGGAAAACTTTACCAAAAACACCTGCTCTGCCTGTATTCAAACCACAAGAAATTATTAATAAGTCTGTTAGTAAACCAGTTTTCAATATTCCTATGGGGGGAAGCGGTGTTTTAGGCAAGGTTTCATCAGCATCACAATTAATGGCACTTGCTGGGGTTCTTGAATCTAGTAAAAAAGATTTAGTTGAAATAACTGGAAAAGAAATAGCGGGATTTTATACTTCTTTTGGAAGAGCGATTCCTGAAGAACTAAAAGATATTTCAAACCTTGCTGGCGGTAAAACGTTTAAAATCCCTGCTCCAACAAAAGCTTCAATAATTAAAAACATATCCGAAGGGGGTAATTTAGTTTCCAAGATGACTGTTGGAAAAGGTAAAAAGGCTGTTGAAGAAATTGTTGCTCTTAGTCAAAAAGCAAATGCTATTGGGAAGTTAGGTGTTCCTACAGGAATATTTGATGGCAGCAAGCAATCTGCTGGTGACGTTAGAGAACTTTTTGCAAATATAACAAGTCAAATGTATCCAACGCAAACGGTTGATGACATTATGGAAGTTTTCAACGAAGGGCAATCTGGAAAAATGCTTCCAAAAACAAATCTTGGGTTGGGGTCTAATAAAACTATTCCTGGAAAACTTACTCTTACAGAGTTTGAGAGAATAGTAAATTCAAGACTTGCTCAAGATGCCGAGGTTGGGTTGGTTGAAAAAAATCTCAATCAGTTGCTAAAAGAAAGACAAACAATAAGCGACAGAGTTAAGAAAGGTAAAGATCTTAGTACAAGCCAAGCTCTATTGATGGCCCCGGATGCTGTTACTGGTACGGCTATTGACACACAAATAAGAGGTCTTGAAAGTGAATTAAAACAAACAACAGAAGTAAGAAGGACAAGAATAGAGTCTGCAATTCGCAATGCCGAATCTTCAGGCGCAAGAAGTATTACCGCTCGTGAAGGTTATGATCTTGCTACAGAAAGAGCAAAGAATGAAGTCAAGCCATTGGGGGGTGAAATTGCAAAAACAAAAAAACTTCCTGGTGCCGCAACTAATCCTGATATTGCCAAAAAAATTCAACAACTTGAAGCCGAAAAAGCTAAACGTTTTTCTGAAGCCCTAGATAGAAACCTTTTAAGAGTTGCGCAAGAACATAGATTGACTGCAGAAGAATTAGCAGAATCTGCAAAAGTAGTAAGTGATAGAGAGATCAAAAAAACTGGAAGAGGTACTTCGTCTGCCCCTATAAAACGCTATAAAGCAAAATTTGATAAAGATGGAAAACTTATTGGGCAAACTCCTTTAACAGCAAAACAGGCAGCAGCTGCTGAGTTAAGGGAAAAGAAAGTTCTGACGCTAAGAAGATTGTCTACAACTCCTAACCCTAGTGCGGAACTAATGGGCGATTACATGCGAGATTTCGGGGGGACAGAAGAAGATCTTAAAAAAGAAATTGAAAATTTTAAAAAAGCCGATACTGCTAGGAAAACAGCTCAAAGAAGAATGGATGAGGTAGATGCGCAGAGAGAAGCAGACAAGGGTGCTCCTAAAAAAAGAAAGCCTAAACAGACTAGCACCATGCTTTCAAAAGCATCTAAAGCTCGTCAAGAAGCAAAAGAAGAAGCAGAGCTTTTAGCCCAAGAAACAAAAAAAGCTTCAAAAAGGGCTGTAAAGAAAGCAGATGACGTAGCTGTAAAACTCAGGACTGATGTTCAGAAAGCTGCAGATATTGAAAAAATTATAAAGCAAAAAGAAGAATATCAGCGCGGAGTAACTGCACGGGATGCTCTTAGGGCATCTAAAAGCAATAGGGGGGTGCGTGTTCGTAGAGGCACTATACCAATGGGAACTGGGGAGCCTACTCCTCTTATAGCATCACCTAAAAGAGGAATTGTTGAACAAAGAGATCTGATTAAGGCAGAGATACGGAAGACTAAATATAATATAAAGAGACTTGCAAAAGAAGCAATTGAAACAGCTAAAAGCGCTGAAACATTTAACGCTTTAAATGGAATAACTGAAACCATAGATCACAGTCAAACCCAAGTTAATAAAGACCTTAGAAGGGCTCAAACAAAATTAACTAATTTGAATAAAAGGCTTAAAGCAGTTAGCCCTGCAGCTAGCCAATCAACCGCAAGAACGGTTCCGCGCCCAAGAAGACCAAATATTGCCTTTATGGTTCCTGCTGGTGATTCAGTTCCTGTAAGCGGAGGAATCCCTGGGTTTGATAAAGGGCCAGGCGGTATTCTTAACCCAGTCTCATCTATGGTTGATTCAACTAAGAGACAAGTAGTTACTTATAAAGAATTAATGCTTAGAGCTATTAATGATTTTGAGGTTTCAGCCAAGGGCAACCCTAAAGAAATTAAAGCTATTGCAGCAATGATGAGGAGTACTTTAAATGATGTTCCGGGGGCAATGAGCGGCCTTATCAATAGCCTAGTTCCTGCAGAGCAAATTGACGAAGTGATGAAATCTTTAAAATTAGAATTAGATGGAGTCAATAAGAAAACAAAACAGTCATTAAGTAAAATGCAGAAAGGTGCTGCGCATAGGTTTAAGAATATTAAAAAGATGTTTGCAGACGATTCAGGTGCGGTATATGGTTCACTAGATGCAAAAACAAGTAAGGGTGTGTCATCTTTTGGTGAGGCAGCTAGGGCAGGAAATATGGCCAAGCAATCGGCAACAGCCAAATCTATTGCTCCTTATGCTTTAGCTGATGTATACGCAAAAAGTGTAAGAAATCTTGGATATAACGCCATGGATGCTTCTGGTAAAGCGGCTTCTGGTGTTGCGGAAATGAATGTTGGTGCAACAGAAGCGTCAGCAACAAAATATAAAGTTCAGCAATTGTTAAAAACTAAAAATATGAAAACTGGTGCAAAGTATTCATTAGAAGAATTGTTGGCCGAAAGTAAAATTTCACAATCTGCTGCTGATTTATTTAAAGGTGATATTAGCACAATACAAAAACCTATAGAAGAATTAAATAAAGCAGCGGAAAGTACAAAGGAAGTTATTACTGGTGCTGCAGAAAAAATTGATACTGTTGGCGAAAACTTAGATGAAGCTGC